GACACTCCCAGGCCCCCACTTTCCATTTCCCAACTTGACAAGCGGCGACCCCACCACAGCCGAAGCAGTAGTAGCATCAATATCACTCAAATCAAGAAGTGAAGAGGCAGGAGTAGAGCCACCAGAAACTCCGCCGTAGAAGCCGATGTAGTTATCACTAACCAAGCTATTAAACCGAACATCAGAACTCTTTGATAATCCCTGATCAATTAAGTCAAGATTGGACTTGTTATTATGAGTATGCCTATCATTATAAGTAGCAGTAATCTTATCCTTATCCTCCTGAGTAGTGTGTCTAACAGCATCTCCAGAGTGCGTGTTAAAAATTGAAGTAGGCACATAATCGTGACTATGACTCTTAAACGCAAACCTCTCGTCAGATTCACTCTTCGTGAAGTAGTTTGATAAGTCAATTGATACAGAACCTGGGCCCCATTTTCCATTTGCAAGCTTAATCAATGGAGATCCAGTAATAGCCGTGGCGGTAGCTGGATCAATGTCTAACAAGTCCAATAATGATTGAGGAGCCGGTAGGGAGCCTTCGGGCCTTACTCCACCATAAAACCCAATCCATCCATCTGTGTATATGGGGTGCTTTGCCTTGATGGCCTCGTTATCGGTATCGTATTCAAAAAGGTCGCTGAAATCAATCTCCCCTTGTGAATTTGTATTGATATCGCTGAGAGAGCAAACAACATTCGCCGTTACAGACTCTTGTACGGAAGACAGAGTCCATCCAGAGCCATTTACCACTTGAATCGTTGGGTCAATAGTGGCATAATCAGGAAATGTACTAGTATATTTTATATCAACCTGCCTATTTGCTCCATTTGTCTGTATCCTAATATTAAAGACAACTCCCAATGGGACTGAGTAATTAATAATTGAAATTGATGCTCCTGAGAAAGAATAAGAGGCAGCAAATAATACATTAAAAGAGCCAAACGTTATATTTACCTCTCCTTCAATATCATTACCAACTGCCTGAGCTACTAAATACCACTTATCCCGTTGCATCATCTCAGCAATCTTTTTACATCATTAAACTAATTGCGTTTTCCTCTGCTTTTTTCGCTCCCTCTGTTTTACCAAATATCGCCAATACCCTAGAGGCACAAATCCAACAAAGAGCATCCTGGAGTACCTCTGGTATGTTTTCGGCAACATCCTTTTTTATGTAAAGAAATCTGTCAACTGTATGATTTGTGTCAACTGAAAAATACTCAATGACCATCTTGTTTGACCTGTGAGAAAGAATCGCGATAGGCTTACTCAATCCTCCCCTGAGATATTTATTGTACTGCATATTCGCAAGGGGTGTGCCTTGTGGCACTAGCTCGGTCACAGGTCTTAACCAGTCTGTCATCTTTAGTTCAACAAGTCTTAAATAATCGGAGGGAACATCAATAGTACCAATCTTGCTATCTCCCGATACCGCTACTCCTGCATTTGCTGAGCTGGTGGCAATAAGCCTATGAACAGGAGCCTTAAGAAGCACCTCCTTGGCGCTCTCGTCAAGTAGATCTGCAATGATTGTGTCAATAGGCTTGTTGTCGTCCTGACCCACCTCTACAATAAGGGCATCAGAGGGAGATAATTCGTCAATCTTTGATTTCACCTGATTGATTAATGCTGTCCTGTTCATAGCTCGTATTATTATCTTTCAAACTTTACTATCAAGCCTCTCTCTGTTGCTGTTTTTAAAACATCATTTGAGGAGCGAAGCTTTGACTTCACAATGTTATAAGGCTCTTTTCCAAAGAAGTCCTGCGCTTCAGAAAGATTACGGAATACAATAGCTTCTTGTGCCGATTGTCCCTTAACTTCTGCTGTTGCTTTAGGGCTTGAGGCCTCGTTTTTAGTTTCAGTTACTCCCTCACCTTCCTGGGAGCTCCCCAAGGAAGCAATACCATATTGATTTGCATTTACATCCTCTGCCACCGGATTTGTAGGTGTTGGGACACTAGCCGCTTCTGTTTGTGCTGCCTGTCCTGCGAGAAGACTATTCGCCTTGAGGTCTTCTAGTTCAACTCCACCTAAAACAGCAACACCCGGCCCAGCAAGAGGAGACCTTTGTCTACCTCCGAATATTGACTTTAGTTTATAAAGCCTATTATACATATCGCTTACCTCAAGTTCGTGCTGTATCTTCACATCATCTGTGTGATATACTCCATTGTTATTTGCATCCGAGCCTGTAAATCCAATACGATGCTCAACTCCTTCAACGTAAATTGAAACGTATAGGTTTTTGTCATACATTGCCTGATATATTTTCATCATAGCGTTTTGATATTTATTTATTTTTAAACAACAAGGGGAACGAGCAGAAATACCACTCATCCCCCTGCTCTTTTATAGCGATTGAATACTGTTTACTGAGGCTTAATCTTACGATGCACGTCAAGATTTTCTGCAAACAGAGCGAAGTTCTCAAGCAGACGTTGAGCCTTAACCCTCTTTTGTCCTGTGTCGTCAAGAAGAAGATCTTTGGTTTGCAGTGGCTCAAATACGTACTTAATTATATATGACATATCAAGCACCATTCCGCACTCTGAGAATGGACCTACAAATAGACCACTCATTGATTTAACCAGTAGTTCTCCGAAGTTGGTTATAATCCTATTGAAGCGTACTCCATGCACTATCTCAACCGATGTAGCCTCTACTTGCTTACTGTATGCCTCAACCTGAGACAGCCACTTGATATAATCTGGACCAGCAAGAAGCACCCTTCTCTCAGAGCCGTTATTGCCATCAAATATCTCCTTGGTAAGCTGAACAAACGCCTTGTTGTCCGGAGATTTAGTCTTGTCATATGTAGAGGTTCCTGTCAACTGGTTCCATAGACCATCAGAAGTATAAATCTTCTCATTCGTAACAGGATCTATCAGCACAGATTTAACTCCAAACAGATTCGTAAACTCCATAGAACGTTTCATATCCCATATTGCAAGTTCCTTATGAGTAGAGAAGTCCAGATTGACTTTCTTTTTAGCAAGGTCAGATATAACAGACTGCTCAATTTGAGCCATGTGAATCTGAGTATAGTTCTTGCGAGGAACAGGCAGTGCTGCAAAAGCATCTGTTTGTGCGGCTGTCTCACTCATAGCCTTACCCAGTCTCATAATAGGAGTGTTTAGAGCTATTACCGGGATCTTATCACTAACAGGGTTTGCTGCAACAACTTGCAATGTTCCTGCTGCATTGTCTTTTCCGGCTATGTAGAGCATCAATGGCTTACCGTCTCCACCTAGTACGGATGGCACTATGACAGTGTCTTTTATTTGCCACATAGCTTTTTTACCTACTGGAATGTTAGCAACGTCAGAAAGTCCGTCGGTAGCCGCCAATACAGAGTCAAGTATCTCTCTTGTGCCTACTTCGTACCCGCCGCACTCATTTGATTCAACTGTTCGGACGTTGTTAAGCTCCCTTGTAAGAGTGTCAAGAGGTGTGTCCGATGGCCTTACTTTAACGATTAATTTATTAAGATCGTCATCAAGGATGTCTCCTACATCTTTGAGTGTCTCCATGGTCAGGGTCCCCTCTGCTGCAGCTCCGGGTCCTACGATAGCTCCAGCCATTGCCACTACTACGGATGAACCACCTATCAGGAAGTCGGCCACGTTTTCAAGACCACCCCCAATGCCTACAGCCATAAACAATACGGCCGTAACCATTAAAAATAATTTGATTTTTGTTTTCATTTTAAAAAGGTTTTTAATGTTATATTTTTGGTCTGTTGCCGACTCCTTCAAATAACGAGTTGCCGCGCCTTTCTTGCTTGTCAGGCACTTTTGCACCTGCCGGAATAGGAACGCCATCCCCAGACTTATTTTCTTTATCAGCTTTTTTCTTTACGTCAATAGCTTCGTTTCTGCCTTCAATCTTTCCGGCCTCTTCGGCTGCCTTGACCTCGTTATCAAAATTCATCATCTTGTGAAACGACAATAGAAGTTCTGGAGTTATCTCCTTCATTATCAGTTTGTCAAACGTGTCATTGATAAGAGTGATAAGGCCATCCTTTTGCTCTTCGGTATAGCCGTTTTCCTCAGCAAAGGCATCAATGGCGCTTAGCGTCTTAGCCTCGTTCTCTGCTATTTGCTTGGTTCTTTCCTCAAAGGCTTTGTTTTGAGTTATCTTTTCCTCTCTCACTCTGCGATACTCTTCATAGTCAGGGTCTCCTTCTTGAGGAATAAGGTCCTCTTGCGAAAGAGATTTAGCTACCGCGACTCTAAAAGGCATTTTGTTTACAGCTATATCATAAGCTATTTGAGCAAATTCAGGTTCGGCTCTCATGGCCTCGTTTAGAGACTCTTCGGCTGTTTTATACTTGCCTAGTTCCGTCTCCACGTCCTCAGCGTATTTATCTTCCAGGTCAAGCCAATCCTCGTCTTTCTCAGGATTGACATCCGGGTATCTAGCCTTGATTTTCTCCCTGTATTTACGCAGGGCCGGAGCTGCCATCTGTTCAGGGGAGGCATCTCCAATTACTCCATTTTCATTATTTTTTTTCATCTTGATGAAAATTTACTAGCGTGAATCTTTAAACATGACAAATATGTTTAAGTAATATTCAATAAATTGGTCATATTGCTCAATTTTCAAGATTTTTCAAGTATATTTGCAATGGGATGGTATTGACTGTCGTATACAGAGAAAGAGGATGAGAGATCGCGACATCATAGAGGTGCGGAACTACGAAATCAGAGAGGTTTACTTTATCGTTTACAAGAGAGCGATGAAGCAGGGAATATCGCCCAAGGATGCTAAGACAGAGGCTTACTCGGCAATAGAACTGAGGTATTGCATATCAAGAGAGAGCGCAAGGAGGATTGTCAACACTCCGGCGAAAAAAGAGTCCGTAAGATTAATGGGGCTATTTCGCGAGCGAACAGAGCAATTGTTGGAGTTGTTAAGGGAGGTGCAAGATGAAACCTGTAAAAGAACTGGTTAAGGAGAATGATCGGAGGAGAAAATTATACTTTCGTGAATACTCCAGAGCCCTGGGCGATAAAGCGCAAGAGGTTATACCAAGGAAACAGGTCCTGATTGAGCACAAGATACTTGCCTTGCCAATGGAAATGCTTGACATACCCGTTGTGAAGGCTCTTATCAAGCACGGAGGAAAAATTGAATCACTACTACTAAAATATAAGTACGAAGCAACAAAGGAGAATAAGATTGAGTTTTTAAACTCGTTTCACACAGCTCGTTTTAAATATGATTTTGAATTTTGGTGTTTTCTCACGGTAAAGATTCAAGACAAGCTAACAAAACAAAGAATTCCATTTAAATTAAATCGCGGACAAAGAAGACTTGTTGCCAAATTTGAAAAAATGCGACTAGACGGAGTGCCAATAAGAGTTATCCTAGTAAAAGCACGCCAATGGGGAGGGTCAACCGTTACGCAAATCTATATGTTGTGGCTACAATTGTTTCATTACGAAAACTGGCACAGTGTTATTATTTCTCAATTAAAGACTCAGGCTGTCAACATTAGAAATATGTTGAGCAAGACAATAAAGTACTACCCAAGAGAAGCCGGAGAGTTTTCTTTTACAGCGGTTAGTGGTACTCAATCAATAAGGCAGATACCAGAGCGTGGTTGTGAGGTACAGATAGGTTCAGCAGAGATGCCTGACGCCATACGTTCATTTGACGTATCAATGGCACACTTATCAGAGATTGCCTTATGGCCGGAAACACAAGCCAAATCAGGAGATGACCTGGCTCAAGCCTTGTATGCTGCGATACCAAGTCATCAGCCAGGCACATTTATTTGCTTGGAATCAACAGCAAAGGGCATTGGTAACTTTTTCCATGAGAACTGGCTACTCGCCGAATCGGGCGAATCTGAATTAGCCCCGGTATTTGTGTCTTGGTTTGAGATAGATCTTTATACGAAAGGAATAAATAATATCAAGAGGTTTATTGAATCCATGACACCTTACAATTGGTGGCAATGGGAGCAGGGGGCTACATTTGAGGGGATAAACTGGTATAACTGGTACAAGAAAAGTAAACGTTACTCTGATTTTCAGATGAAGTCCGAGTTTCCCACAACTGCCGGAGAGGCATTTCAGACTAAATCAGGTAAATATTTCTTACCTGAATATATTGAAGTGTCACGCAAGACTTGTAAGCAACCAATTTTTATCGGTACAATCCGGGGTGACTCTCAAAAAGGAGCCGGAGCACTCAGAAATATAAGGCTTATTGAAGGTGATACAGGTGCATCAGAAGTACTGAAGATATGGCAACACCCTGAAATATCAAGTGATGAGCGTATTTTATACAGATATTTGGTAACTATTGACATTGGAGGGAAAAGCTACACCTCGGACAACTCTGTTATCTCAGTATATGATCGGATAGGTCTGATGGACCCGTTTGGAGCACTGGAGAGGGTTGCTATATGGGTTGGTCACGTAGACCACGATATTCTTGCTTGGCTTGGAGCGCAGATAGCCACATATTATGACGAAGCCCTACTTGTCATTGAGAGCAACACCATTGACTCAAGGGATAAGAAAAAGAAAGACAGTATAACGTTTGAGGGAGATCACTTTTACACGGTCATTGATGAACTGGCCGAGGAGTACGATAATTTGTACGCAAGAGGGACTCCTCCTGACAAAGTAATAGACAAAGGAGGCGAAGTTAAGTATGGCTGGCACATGAATAAAAAGACCAAGTACCAGGCTTATGACAGATATTCAGCAGCTATTCGTGATGGAGAATATGTTGAACGGTCACACGAAGCGGTTAATGAGATGGAGTGGTTAGAAGTTGACAAGAATGGGGGAATAAACGCTATTCTTGGGAAAAGAGACGATATTCAAGATACAAATGCTGTAGGAGTATATGTTGCTTTTGAAGAGATGCCTTTGCCGGTTGTTGTCAATATTAAGAAGCCGACCAAAACGAGAGGTAGGAGAAGCCATGGAGCCGCGACAATATAAAAGCCCAGTCCTTGATAGGGCCGAGCTTAGAATAGACAATAGAAAAAACATTTATTGGCTATTAAGATTAGCAACAAAGGCCCTTCTCATCTTGAGGGTAAACATTCGTGCTTTAAGCAACTCTTTTTTATCCCTGAACTTATTAGTGACAAATGCCGTTAGCTCTCCCTGCGCTCTCAATCCAAACCATCCTTGCAGACATCCATCAACAATACTGTCTTTAATAGCCATGTCAATAAGGTCAAGATCGTTGTCGTTATATGCGGCGTGGTCATTAATAGACATAGTTATAGTTGTGTCGGTGATTTTATAAGAATCAGAAATACCATTCGTGTGTTTTTTGAACACCTCAAAAACCTCGCTTAAAACCACCTCTAAAATAACCTCAAAGGCACTTTTTTCGTCTGCGGACAGCGCATATTCCTCTCCAATAATCTCCCCTTTTTCATTCTTCATTGATTTTGTCATGAAGTTTGACTGCAAAGACACTATATCAAAGAGTTTGTCTTTATCCTGTGTAAAAATAATCATTGCAGGAGCCTCCGACCCGGGAGTGGTCACTGCAGCTTTTTTAGTGTATGCCATCTTTTTTAAAATTGATTTTTGTTTAAAAATATAATCTTGTAAAACTCTTATGTGGTCATGTTGCCCATATCTATAAAAGCGGGTCAATGGGTAGTCTCGCCCCTTTTCTCCTGTAATGTATTGAAGAAGTAAGTTTATCAATAGCAGCTTCATATTCGGCTTTTACTCCAATTGCATCCGCCTCTCTTCCAAACCACTTGACTAGACAGTTCTTTTCTATTACCTCCAATATGTAACCATACATAGCATATGCAATTGAGTCTCTCATATATAGAGTTGGATGAATAACTATGCTAAAGTTTCCGTCTGCATCCATATTTGAAGGAGTAATTTCATCTTGGAAATATCTTGTAAGAAGAATTATCAAGTCAGAGATTGACTCTCTGAAATATTTATTGAACATTACTCTGTCCGGCTCTAGCAGCTCCCTCCTCTCCCCTCTTTGTTCTTCGGGCAGATTATTGTTGATATAAACAGAGGATATACTCACTCTTGAGAACATCTCTTCTTTTGGTATTGTGATCTCCCACGTCCTGACTTGGGTAATCTCGTTTATCTTAACCTCTACCATGTGATTATTGATTTATTGGTTGTTTTGAACCTGTATATAGTCTCTGCATCAAAGCCATGTTCTGCGGCGACGACTGAGGCACTTGCCCTTGCAGTTCATTAATCATCTCCGGATTCATAGCTCCCGGTCCGCCCTGAGCAAGTTGCTCCTGCTGAGACTTAATTGACGACAAGAGTTTATCTGAAAACGGGAATGAGGAGTGCTCAAGAAACATTTCAATACTAATAAACCTGCCATTGAGCATTTGCCAAAGCATATCGTCAACAACCATTCTGTACGCAGGAGTGTCCGTTCCTTTTGATATTTCGTTGTCAAACTGAATGTTACGTATTAAGTCCGGGTCGTACCACTTCGCATCCTCTGATACATTTCTTCCTCCATTTAGCTGATAGTGCTTGTCTTTATAAAACTGTTTAATTAATTGTATAATCTTGTAGTCCCTTCTTTTACAGAAAGATGCGAATGTTTCAAGGTAATCAAGAATATTTAGTGACGCATTTGCTGTTTCCTGAGCGTACAGTGAAGCAGGTGTGCCGGCAGAAGCTTGCTTACCCTGTATGGCAGAATGAACACCAGTGATGTCTTGCATGAATTTGATTTGCAAGTTTATCATATCATTAATACCTAGGTTAGTTGAGTTTGCAACTATCTGCTTTGGCAACTGAACGCCTTTCTTTGTCTTGATTTTTATTACCCCGTTATATTTCACCCATTCCTCTGCAAAATCTTCAATCGTCATATCATCCGGTATAGCCTCTTCCGGAACCAAGAGGACACCTTTTGCTGATGCTGATATTATGAAGTCCTGTAGAATAACCATCCTGTTGACCATCTTTTGTTGGTCAATCATATCTTCAACCATACTCCAAACCGCCCCGTCTAGCATTGGATAAAACTCAAATACGTATGGGTGAGAGTTGTGCATATATGGATTATCTGACTCCCATAGGCAATGACCCGTTGGGGTAAGGTGGTAATATTTCCACTCCTCAATAAAAGCCTCCTCATACTCAATCATAGGAACCTCTATGCCGTTTTCCTTTGACAGAGTTTGCCTCGCCACTATCTCAGCTTCAATTAATGCTTTGTCCTCAATGGGGAATAGTTCGTAAGTGCCATCTGCGTAGTCGTGAACCTTGAGTCTCCAATTGCCCTCCTTGATACACACCTTGATTACTCTGCACAGATCTATTGATTGCGGTATTAATAGAGATAGACTTTCAAGTTTTTTCTCATCAAAAGCGGTTGAAGAAATATAACTCCTTACACTTGCATAGATTTTCCTGAGATCCTCTTCATCTTTAATAGATTTTGCGTATGTTGACAACAGCTCTAGAAGAGACATATCAACTGCCTCTCCTATTATTTTAATATCATCACCATTTACATCCTCCATGTTTGGGTCGCAAAAGAAGCGATTGAGAGGGACTGCACGGAACTTAGGTATTGGCCTCATTCTCTCCGAGTCAAACGAATAAGAAGTGCTGTAGATTGCTGCTGACTTAATCAGGAACGTTTCCAGTTGTCGCGCGTCTCTCTTCTTGCCGTCATTAGCCGTGTAAACACCCTCAAGGGCTACTGTCATCATCTCAGAGGCTGTCTGATCTTCTTTGTTCCTCGCGTACACAACGGACTTAAATGGACTGCTTCTATATTGACCTATAATGTTTCTGACGGGAGGGCGTATAAGGTTCTGTTTAAGGGCTGGCTTGCCTTGTCTTAGTAGATACTCCTCCTCTGTCATTTTCTCGCCATTGACAACGATAATATCTCCCCACTGGTTGCCTCGGTAGAACCTCTTGTTTCTAGCAGACCTTAATCGCAAGTCCAAAAACGCATCATAGGACCCTTGCGCTTGCTGAAGTATCTCCATATACTTTTTGTCGCTCCTGAATGAAGAGACTTGTGGTATCTCAGGGCTTTTGCTTCCAACCTTTATTCTCCCGACTATTTTTAAGTCTGATTTGCTTAACCTCTTCATATCTATCTCCTGTTATGATTTTTATCAATAAACTTTATCTCTTCATTAAATTGCTCTACCAGTTTGTCCATGGCTTTCTCGGCCTGTTTTCTCATTGGGTCGTTCTTTGGTAACGACTTAGTGTTTGAAGAGATATTTTTCATTATATCGTTATATATCTCAAATGTTGTTATCAGAGAGTTGTTGTAGTAATTATTAAGGCTAACATACTGCTCCATATCGCCCGTATCCTTAGCCGCCTTCATTGACATAGTTATATCGCTTACCCTCGCTCTTGTCTCAAAGTACTTTTGCCAAGCAACACTCTCATAGGGCTCCTGGTACAATCTGCGCACAACCGGAATGTTTTGCTTTTCCGGAACCTCTCCCTGAATAGCGCTGCGAGTTGTTTTATACAGGTCGTTCACAAAGCGGCCTACCCCTCCAAAATAACCCTCTATAATATGCTCTGTGTATGCAGGACTTATATCAAACATCTCTCTAACCTTTGACCTTGATACCATCCCCTCTTTATCTACTCTCACGGCTGCACTTCTGTTCTCATTACCTCCAAATGCTTTGTTTAGCTCTCTTGACAACCCTACCAATATCGGGTTGGTGCTAGAGTACGCGTTGCGGAACCTTGGCAGATAATCATCGCTTGTGGCAAGGAAGTTTTTCCTCTCAATTGGTCTAGACATAAAGTCAAGGTTAAGAGCAGTTTCTGCAAATGGTCTCACAACGGTTGGGAGCATAGTCAATAATACCTCATCAGCTTTCCTTGGTATAAAAGCACTCTTGTCTAGTCCCACCAAGTTAATTGGAGAGAGCTCTGATATTATATTTTTTGAATATGCCTCCATTGCTTCTGCTGCGTTTTTCTTACCCATTGCTACATCTAAAGCTAACGGCCCTATGCTTGTCAAGGCCCTAGCACCATGAGGGAGCGGAATAGTAATAAACTTGCCATCTCCTGCCGGTATGACGAAGTTATTCTCCTTGATGTAGTCTGACAGGGCTTGATAACCTTTTTCCTCATCATCCCCACCTATAAGAGAGTAGCACCACGCTGCAAAGGCCGTCCTGACAGACATCATCGCCATATTATACAGAACAAATCCCTTTGGATTCTCCTTGGCTAGTTTGATATAGTTTGCCGAACCTTGGACAGAGGCATTAAAGAAAGCGTAAAACGAATTGACCTGCGAACTCCACTTGCCTTTTCTATTGAAGTTAGTAGTCACCTCCTTTGCCATCAGTGCGGCTTCTTTCATCATGCTAGCAGTAGGTTTGTCTGATTTCTGTTTTTTCATTTGTGCCTCTACCTCTGTAAGGTATGTTGAGAACCTAACAGCGTTTTCAGACATATGAGCAAGGTAGTCCAGTCCATGGTCTATAACTTTAATCGCCTTTTTCACATAGAGCGCAGGACTTATGCTTCCTGCTTTATTGGCCTCTTTAACAAGTTTTTCAACTTTTTTCTTGTAATCCTGCTCTCCAAGCATGTGCACATACCCGGTTTCACCACCATTCATCTTAAAGTCTTCGTACATCTGCTTGAGATATGGGTCCTCCTTGCCTTTGGTAAAGTCTTTGTGTATAGCTCCCCATGCACGGCCAAGGTTCTTTGTCATAACAAGTGCACTGCCTCCTCTTGCATTGTAGGCCATCGTGCCAAAAAAGAAGTCACGCAAGAAGTTTGTCAGCATGAAGTCCGGGTTCTTTGAGGTCTTAAGGGCCGCCATTATTCGTGTTAGGCGTGCAATACCCTCTGTTCTCTTCCATCTTACAACATCATCACCATTTATCGCAGCAGCTACCCTTGTGCCTACAGGACCCTTGAATTCCATTAAGACCCTGCTCCCATCAATTAAAACAGGAACTTGGTGCTTTTCAATATCCCCTCTTGACTTGTGCCATTCATAGGTTTTGTTTGGACTAAGCCTTCTTGCCATACCGGCATCAATTAACTCTTGTGTCGGTGGCTCATATGTAGTCTCCCATATTGGCTCATCACCAATATCTGCTATGTTGACCTCCCACGCTTGTTTAATCAGGAACAAATCTGTCATGTGGTCATTGTTCTTAATCAGCCTCCATGCGTTTCTCCTGACTTCGTTTTTACTTCCGGCAACAATAGATGTTTCAGCCATAGAAGCAATGAACCCTAGCGGATTGTCAGCAAGAGAAGTCCGCCCCTCTGCTTGTTTGTTGACAGGATTAAGTATCTCGTGCCCTAAGTAGTTATCTCCGAACACGTCTTGATAGTCAATATCCTCTTTTTCAGCCCAGCTTCTCAATGGAACGTAAAACTCATACATATTAGACGTTGCAGCATGAAGCTCATTGCTGATAAGTCCGTATTTTAGGCTCTTGTCAAGAGAGAATCGGGTTGCTTTTCTAATATTATCCCAGAACATAACAACATCCTTAACCTCTTTCAATCCTTTCTCAAACTCATTGACGATATCCGCCGCCTCTTCATCTGACAGACCTGAGCGATTATTGCTCAACTCTGATTCGGCAACCTTATTCAACATACTTATTGCTCGCTTCTGTATGTTCAGCGCAATCATATAGCTTAAAGAGTCCATTCCTTCAGGGAGAGGAGACCTGTTATCATGATTAAATGCAACATCATAGGCATTTTTCATTATCTCAGCAATAAGCCCGGCATTTTCAACAGAATTAATAAAATCAATCTGTCTCTGAATGTTTCTTATTGACTCATCAATTGCTTTTATATCCTTTTCAGAGGTTGCACTCCTTCTCTTGCCCTCGGCTTTGCGCAAATCCTTGCTAAACCCATAGAGGATTGATTCTCTTGCTTCCCTTATTACTATGTGTCTGTTGCGCTCTGGGGCGTGTTTAGCCATCATGTAGAGAGAAATCTCTTCTGCGGACTTGCCCTCCTTGGCCCACTTTGCAACTATATCAAGGATTGGTTTATAGTAGTTATCTTCAAAGTCATCAAGCTCAGCTTTTGCCCTTGATGAAGACCTGTTTTCCTCGGAAACGAAGTTTGAGAACACACCTACCTTACCGCCTCTTTTTTTAACCTCTTCAAGAAGCTTTTTACCGGAAATCATCCTGTCTTGAAGGGCTTCAATGGATCTCTCCCATTTATTAAGGGTGATGTCATTGGTATCAAGAGTAAACGGCTCTCTATTTTCAGGCCTAAACAGCTCTTTTTCAGACGGTTTAAATTTATTCGCTTGAGACTTAGCCTCTTGGCTCTTGGCGGTGTCGGTCATTACCTCGGTCGTTGTAGCTTCAGACTGGTTTTTCAGCCTGTTCTTTGACCTCCAGAGCATATAAACCATATCTGCATCATTGAGACTGATATTTACACCAATAGCCCTGAAAGCATCCCTGATTATAGCCTTTATCCGTTGCCACACATTTGGCTTTATGTCCTTTTCAGCAAGTTCAGACAGATATTCTTCTGCAGAAGTTACTCTGTCGCCATATTTTGCAAAGTAATCAACTCTTGCAGCTCGTGGGATAGAGTTAAATACCCTCTCCATTGTCGCATTGAACGTGTCGCCAAGCAAGTTTCTTAGTCCTTTATGGCCCACTACCTCATGAAGTATGGTTGCCTGTAAGTCTGAGAGGGATTCGTGTTTGTTTAACACTACAACAACCTCTCCGGTACGTGGAACGAACCATCCTCTTGACCTTCTGTAAACGCTTTTTTCGTGATAGTCCAAGGAGTCAGGAATAACCTTTATTTTCACTCCCAGTTTCTCCGCAAAAGAGTTTGCGTAATCCATAAGGTCTTGAACCGGGATATTTGAAATTTTGTCAGACGCTTTGTATAGAGGCATTCCTATTGCAGCCTGCTCTTTTATGGCCGGAGTGATTGGAATGGATTGTACTGAGTATACCTCGCCCTTGTATGTTTTCTTTAGATCTATCGGCTCTCCATTTTCATTAAGCACAACTTCATATCCAATATTCTCCATGTCGGAAACATATTGTTCAATAGGATAAGAGCCATCATCCTCTGCAACGGAATCCATATACTTTTGATACAATTCTTCTGCCTCCGGGGTAAGGTTTCTTTCTCCAGCGTCTTCATCATAAACTTTTTTGTCAATTGCTGGAATTTCAGTAGTTTCAACCTTTGCTCCGAATTTTTTGCCGATTTTGTTAGCCTGAGCCGGAACGATGTTGTCATAAAAGGCTTTCATTCCTGAACCACCAATTTTCAAGTCCTCCCCTCTATAATCTCCACCTCCGTCTTCAATAGCTCTATTAGCTAATTCTTTACCAACATAGTCTGAGAGTTTATCTTTTGTGGTTGTAGCAATGGTTTCCGAATTTGCCTTGCCTTTTGGCCAAGCTAGTATTGTGTATTCCCCGCCCTCTTCATTTATAACGATTCTGTCAACTTGTTTGCTCATATTATACCTATCAGCCTGCATCTCGCCGTTAGTCCAGGCAATCCTATCAAAACCATTCTCAGCAGCGTAAATCATCATTCTGCGGAGAGCTAGATTTACCCATTGGTCGGTATTCTTGAAAGGCATATCGGGAACTCCGCCATTTTTCTTTTTTCTTAATTCATGCTCTCTATCAATAAGCTGATTTTCTTTTTCATCCAGTTCTTTCATTCTTGGATATTCAGCCTTGAGAGTTGGTATTGATGATTCATTGTATGGATCAACCTCTTTCCTGTATGCTTCTTTTTCGTCTCTAATCTTGACCAGCTCAGCAACTACAGAATTATATTCTTCTTGGCCGTAATCATCTTTAAACCCTTCTTTCTTTCCCTTCTGCGCCCAATCAGACTGAATCTCTTCAATAAACAGTACTCTCTCCCCTGATGGGGTTGTTCTCTCATTGAATCGGACATGAGCGAGGATGTTTGGTTCGTCAAAGTGGGAGGACTTGAAATCTTTAGTCATACTCCCTGTTTCTGCATTGCTAAAATACCGAGCCGCCTCCATTGCTGCCCTTTCGCTGACTTCCACGGTAGCAATTTTACCAGTTAAATTATTAACGACTTCCCAGCTGTCATATTTTTGTCTAACACTATAAATCAATTTATTAGCCATCGTTAGCAACAACTCCTTGTAATTATCACCTCCGGGAAGTTGGTATTGGGAGTATTTGGTGTTCACATCGCCTATAATTTCATTTTGAATTTTACTATTTATTTTTGCAAGCAAATCAACAACCTTGTCATAATTATCCTCATACTGTTCCTGGTTTTCAACATAAGATTCATCAAATAATACCGCTCCACTTTTGTCAACATAAACATTAGCACCATCAATTAAATCGTTTATTTCTTCGTATTCTGGATAATTTGTTATTCTTTGGTCTAATTCATCTCTCTGGTCACTTGTTAATTGATCTAAATCAGAAACAACAACCCCTTTGTCCGATTTCACTACCTCCTGCACTTCAATCCTGTTCTGGTTTATCCATTCTTGGATTTCGGATTTGGTAATCGTTTTCTTACTGTCAGGAAAACGTTCCTCCCATCCCATCCACTCCATTTCAGCCTCTTTTGCGCCATTTTTCAATAGCATGGCCTTCCATTGCTCTGGAGTGCCTTTTTCCTGTTTGATTGCATTCAGGGCCTGTTCTGTTGGAGAGTAGAAGTAAGGTTGGCGGAATAGATTGTCGGATATTTTTGTATATGACCCTCCGTCTTTCTTCCAAGTCTCCAGAGGCCTTACCACTTGGACTACTTTCCCGTCATATATATTAGCAACCTCCCTGCCTATGAAAGTAATGGAATAGTTGTCACTCGCAGAGCCTCCGACAAACACTGGCTTTCCAGTATCAGATGCTTTCACGGCCGCTACATACCCATCCTTTAGTTTGAAATCTTCCGGGTCGTATGTGTTTTCAATATAGCCCTCGCTCAAATACCCCTGCTGTTTATACATGGCGTCAACCTCATCATAAGCCTTTGGATTAGCATAAATATCTCTCAGTCCGGGCTCGTATGCCATATGAACAGAAGAATAACCCTCAGGAATATTGGCTGTCTCTTGGTTTCTTTGGTATATATCTAAGCTTGGAGTATCTCTCAAGTCTTCGTTTTGATCCCATACTTGGTCTTGCCAAGAACTGTCGTTGACTAACCCCTCCCTGAACCTTATATCATCACTCTCAGTGCTAAATTCGCCAATATTGTCAATTGCTGATTTGATTTGATTAGGTGAAAAGGCAACGATTTCATTGTTTCTAGATACTATTACGCCATCGTGTCCCTTATCTATTACATGAGAGGTAAATTGATTAATCTGACTATATGATATCCTTATACCCGATGACTCTTCAATAAAGTTTGACTCAACTATATCAAGATAATCAGCCATTTCTTTTATAGTTTTAAAATCAGATATTTGGAAAGGATTCTTAATTGATAAAAACGATGGATAAATATTTCCACCTCCAGTTGCTCCCTTTTTTCCCCTTCTATATTGATCAGCATGCTTTTTAAGGTTTGAGAAATAAAAGCCACTGCCCCAAAGCCCATCATCATTTGCACTACCTATCTTTTTTACATCAAATCTTGTAAAATTATCTCTATTTGGAGTCCCGTGATAAACTACCAATGGTTCGCCATTGTCATCTACGATTTTTGACGAGATTGTTGGTGTTTTCTCCCAATCACCAAACCACTTCTTAAATGCTTTTGTCCGCACTTGCAACCATTGATACTCGTCTAGATTGGTAGGCTTACCATTAGGAGCTTTCATAAAAGTTCCATCAGCTATTGACCTCTGCTTTATCTGTTCAATTTCATTTTGATAGTCGGAGCCTGAATCTCTGAAGAGCACCTCTTCCGTAACGGGAAGCCCTTCGTTATTTTGTGGATAAGCCTGATTCTCTTCAATAAGTGGCCTAATCATATCATACGACACATATCCATTTATGATAATATCTGTTGGTTTGACAATGTGTGTTATTGAACCATCATTGTTTTCACGAGTTCCCATATACTCAGTCTCATCAACTCTTCCATCCCAATAATCAACAATAATTCTGTCACCTGGGCTATAAGAATATTTTTCAACCACCTCTCCGTCCCTTATTTCATAAAGACTCTTGGCAGCTTCATAAAACTGATTGGCTCTAAACTCCATTCCCCTAAGGTTGTTCTCTTCTACTATTACTTGCCTTTCAATATCTTTGGTTTTATTCTTTTTTGACCGAAGCTTGCCAATCTGCTCCCTAGCTCTTAATAACTGATCATTGGTGTTTAAGAATTCGTCCTGAGTCATCCCACTAAGGATTACTTTAATTGTAGCCCTTTTTTGTTTTGCATACGCTTCCTGCCTCTCTCTGTTTCTAATTGAATCAATCTCTCTTTTTGCTCTTCTTTCTGAATCTTCTCTTTGCTTTTTTAATTCTTCAAAAGCATTTAATTCGCTTAAATACTGTGAATAAGGTGCTCCTCCATCTTGTAGATATGTATAATAATCCTGTTCTGCCTTTGAATCTACAATCCAATCTCCAATGGTAAGCCTTTCAATGTATCCCTTCTCTGATTTTTTTGAATATACCTTGGCTACTCCGGCTTTTAAACCCTTCTCCAAGCTCTCAATAAACTCATACGCTTTCATCACCACTCCCTCAACACTAGTCTTTTTTGAAAGTGCTTGTATTGCTCTTGCTTGGCGCATTGGACTATCGGCCATGAACTTAAACTTAGGCTCAATAGGTTGTAAGGATTGTCCTGAATTAGCCTTATACTCCGCAAACGGTTTAATCTTGCGAGTCTTATTCTCAGTCCACTTCTGGAAATCGTCAATAGATACTTCGGTGATATAACCAAGGCCCTGCCACCCCTCTTCGTAGTTTGCATTATAGGCCTTTGAAGCATCCTCAATAGAGTCAAATCCGAACATTACCTTGTGTTCATCAAATGAACCGTCCTGATTAACCTGGTCAACGACATATACTTTTTCAGATAGTGGACTCTCTCCCACGAAAACGTCTATATGCTCCCCATCCTTACCTTTTGTGCCAAGAATATAGCCATAGGTGTTATTCATAGTCACGCTCCACTCCTTGCCGCCTTTGTCAACTCCTGACCTTGTAGATCCTTTTGGTTGCTCAATGGTAACATCATAGCCAAGGAGCTTGATATGCCCTTTCTGATAGTTGCCTGCCTCTTTCTGTTTTTCAGTAGGCTCTGTGTTGACTCTTGCTTCTTCTTGCGCAATTTCCTCAATCTTTAACTGACCCTGAGCTTCTTTCTCTCCTTTCTCAAGGTTTTTTGTTAAGACCTCAATTTTACGGTCTAATTCTGCAATGATTTTGTTTTGATTGTCAACAAGTGGCTGTGATGCCGATGGGTCAAACCCCTCTCCCCCAAACAAATCGTTTGGGTCATGTTTTGTGTCACCAAAGAGACCGACACGTTCTGCACTATTAGCTATTAGTCTGTCTCTCTCTGCGATTGCTTCTTTCTTGGATTGATTGAGAGACTCTATCTCCTTTCTTAAAGGATTTACAGATTGTTCAGACTGTGCCACCGGAGCACCTTGGAGAACAGCTTCATCTGCTCCTGTTCGTCCTCCTGTGCTTTCATTGCTTCCTCCCTCGTTACTATCTTGGCTGTTATTGCCAATGGTAGGGCTTCCTGAAACATCTGTATCAGCTCCTCGTTGCTGTACTCCTTCTGCAATATTTCTTCCGCTTTCATCTTCAGGTAAATCTTCTGATTCGTTTATAATTCTCCACCTCTCCTCATCCTTTACAGAATCAGCTATCAGGCTCTCAATGGTAGATACTTCTTGTTCTGATAAAGGTACGTATTTTTCTGAGAAATAATCATCAATTATCTCGTCATATTCCTCAGCACTCAGCTCTTTTGATGCTCTCTGTCTCTGCTGCTCTTGTTGAGAATCATGATAATCCTCTTCGTCAAACTTGCGTGACAAAGCCCTTCTATTATCATCAATTATGTTAAAAATTGTTCTTCTAGAGTAGCCTTTGCGAAGCACTTCCAGCACATCGGTTAGTATATCAATATCGTCAACATTAGAGAAAAGACCTGTATCATCTGTCTCCTTCATGTATAGTGCAAGAGCCTCCGGTGTTATTCCTGTTTTCTCGTTCTGTATTCCGAAGTACTTACGATAGTCTGTTGACCCCTTCTTTATTCCCAAGTGTCCGGCCAGTCCTTTTAGTCCCTCCGCTTTACTGTCATTCATCTTAAACTTGATGCCCTCTGAGAGTATTTTCATTGCAACAGCTTCTTCCCTTGTTGTAGGTTCCCCAAAAGCCTTTAAATCGGCCTGCATTGGGGTCAACTTCTTACCAATCGCATTACGTTGTGCCGGTCGCATTTTTGGCACTTGTTGAGCTGACTGCGATTGTATTGCTTGTGATGGAGCAGCACTCTGCCCTGGAGAGAGGAGTGCCTTAACTTGGTTAAGCCTTGCAAGCTCATCATTTACAACCTTTATCTTACGTCTGCGCTCAATGGCATTTGTCGCCTTTTGTGCCTTTTTAAGGGCTTCGTTTTGTTCAGCAATTAAATCTTCAAGAGTGGACATTGAATCATCTGCAAACTCTGATTTCAGAGCCTCTGCGTAAATCTTTGGTTCAGTTATCTGAGAGTAATCAATCTGGCCTTGTTTATCAACAGGGAATGATACTTTATCCTCAACAGGAGTGGCAATACTTGCGCCCTCTTGCTCTAGGTTCTCCGGACTTTGCTCCTGATCAACACCTAAAGCCTGCTCGGTTACGGGTTGTTGAGCCTCTTCCGGCAATGACGCCTCAGCCTCTGCATTGATAGTAGCTGTCTCAGGAACTTGCGGGGTAGCAGGGATGCGTTGTAATGAGTCAATCTCTGCTCTATGTTCGTTTCCGTCTCTGTCAACAACGAATATATCTTCCTCTGTTGCATCAATAACAACAACTTTTTCATTGCCTATAAGGAATTCAGCTCCCGGTACAACTTCTGATATGTTCACTGGTTCATCGGCGACATCCTCTTGTTGCAAGGAGGCTTCATTTTCTGCATTAATAGCGTCCTCTGCGGGTTTTACCACCTCTCTTGTCTGCAACCATGCTTCTAACCAGTCTTTTGTTGCAATTGATTTCGTGTCTTCAATAACATCAGGAGTAATAGTAGACATCTCTCCTGATTTCACGTTGCGAACAATGAACAACTCTCCACCCAGCTCTGATTGATGAACATCAGTAATGTAAAACATATCCCCATTTACTCCAGTTGCAATAACCACGTTGTCCGGGCTTTTTTTCATTGCGACCGGGCCACCATCTTCCTCTTCTGCTATTGCAAGCAAACCCTCATATGCACCTGCTTTTTCTGCGTTTGACAAAACAGCTTTTGATGCAGCTTGGAATAATTCCTCGTACTGCTCGGGATTGGTCTCATACTTGCTCTCAACTACCTTTCTGAAGTTTTGAAAGGCATTAATTACTCCGCTCTCGGATTTGTTGTCAGGGTTGAAATAATCATCATTTGAAATGGATTGCTGAAGCTCTGATGCCGCTGTTAATATATCAGCATCATCAATAGCCTCAATCTCTCTTTGTAGAGTGTTATTGGCCTTTTTTGCAACATTGTTTATCCTTCCTCTCTCAATTGAGTTAGCAACACCTCCGGATACGAATTGTGTCCCCTTGAATATCCCACCCATAAGGGCGGTATTGACCGCTATTGTGCCATAAAATTCAGGGTCTGCGAGTTGTTTATAGTCGTCTGAGCCGGTCAGAAGAGAGGATAAAAGAGCATTTGGAACCTCCTCAACGAAAATTTCTGTTGATATACCATGTATCTGAGCCTTATCTAGCACACTACCAACCTTCTTATAAACAGGGTTAGCGGTAACTTTTTCAAGCGCACTCACGTACTTAGACATCGGCCCAAGAATTCTCTTCTTTGCCAATAGACTAGTAAGCGCACCCCTCCCAACAAGGTCACCAAACCCCTCTGTCATATACTCTAATGTATTAACGACAGCTGATTTGTATAGGTCACCAGTAAGCGTATTGTCTCCCTTTTGAATATTACCCTGTTCGTCTTGTGAATAATTACCTACCCTGCGCTTCGCCAGGTCTGTATAGAATGTAGTTGTAACAGGTGTGCGCAACATGTTACCAAGCATGAGAGAACCTGCTTTTCTAGCAGCATACTCAACAGCCTTTTTCTTTCCTAACTTTGTTGCGACTTTGAAACTTGTTGCAATAGCCTTTTGTCCAAGATTAACAGCCCCGGCAACACCTCCAGTGACCATGATGTTAGCGATGAATGGGACGATAATCCTTCCCTGCTCTCCCGCTTTGTACCAAAATCCATTATCTTTTGACTGCAATTCCTGCAACTTCATGTAAGAATCAATGAGTTTTTGTTCTTCCGGGTTGATTGAGTTCTTATCCTTGCTTGCCTTTTCAAGCAACTCAATCATATAGACGTCATCCCTCATTGTTGACAGACCCATTGTCAGGAAATCTTTTACAGTGCCTGATTTAGTTAGTCCGTCCCAAAATTTCTTAACGCCGGAACTATTTGGATCTAGTGATTCTTGCTGTTCGGTAAGGTTGATGATGTCTTTGCGCATACGCATTAGTTTCATTTGTTGCTCAACGCCCTCTAGCCTTTCTTTATTTTGTGCATAATATTCCCTATCCTCCTTGGGTATAAGTGATCTTGATAATAGCCCCACAAGAGGAGTGATACCAGCAGGAGCACTAAGCCTCTTCTTTATAAACTTAAACCTTTCTAGCTCGTCCTTGTGCTTGTCATATAGAGCCGCCATCTCGTCTTCAACTCCTGCAACGGTTGGTTTTGCAGTCTGTTGGCCTTGTTTGTCAACGTCAACAAATTGTCGTTTTTCATTAACTGTATTTGCTTTCTCCTTCAATGGAGCAGGAGCCTTGTCTTTAGGTAGAAAGGGATTTGTGTTAATAAAGGCTGGCAAAACGGCTTTTTCTGTTGGTTCCGGCAAGTTGCCCCCCGGTCTGCCGGCAGGGAGGCTCCCTGTATAATCAGCAGTAACGAATCCTAGGAATTTGGTCTCATCGCCTATCTCTTCGGGGTCAAACTTAGAACGAAGATTGTCATAGACGTATTTCGCACCAGATGGATTACTAAGAGCATTAATGAAGTCCTCCTTCTTCCCAATCTCTCTTTCACTAACCCTACCTGTCTCAATAAGGTTATTATACAACTTCTCTCTGTTGCTGATAGGCTTGATTTCTTGTTGTGACATAGTAGAACTGAATTATTGTAATAAATCTCTCTTCTGTGTTTGTTGTGGCTGACTCTGTGGAAGGAACGACCCAGTTACAGAGGCTTCCTGGGTGTCTTCTGAGTCAAAGTAGTGTTGAAACTCGCTATAACCATCCTTGAGGTATTTAAGGGCAACGGCACGAATAAGGTTGTCTGTTGCCTCAACATTACCGGAACCCATGGCCCTGTTAATATTGAATATATCTGTCTTAATAGATTGTTCAAGAGGCGTAAGCTGTTCATCCGGCTTGGTTTCAAGCCCTTTGAAGCGAGAAGCAACGTCATTGATTATCTGCTGAGCCTGCGACTTACCCATTGACCTCTGTTTCCCAGATGGGTCGGTATATACAAGAAAATTATTCTTTTTGTCTGCTGTTGCTCTTGCCATTGACGCATTTGCAGAAGTGGTAGATGCATTCGCAGACTGTTGCCTTATAGCCTGATCTCTTGCTCTGCTCTGAGCCTCATAAGGAGAAATTCCCGCCTCTGTAATCTCAATTCCTCCCATATTATAAGCATCAGATGCGGCACTATTCAGAGCTCTGTTATTCTCTCTTGTGCGAGCCTGATTGAGAGATGCGAGCTTCTCTTGTTGCTCTATATGATTCTTCAGCTGATTGTTATAGTCTTCTTGTCGTATCTTCCTCGCAAGTTCTTGATAGTACAAGTCAGATTTATATTTTTCATCTTGTATGTTACTCAGCTGATTTAGTGAATGTTGCATAATAGGAGACGGACTGTATCTGTTTTGGGTATACCCTCCTCCTGCTAGATTAGCAAGAGAAGATAGGAAGTTGGTCCATCCTGCGACCTTTGCCATCCTTGCGGCGCGTTTTTCTTTATCAGCAAGCGATTCTTTATGCTGTTTCGCCTGTGCGATAACATCTATGACAGACTGCCCCTCTTGATACCTGAATGGCTGAAACTGTATCTGCTCGTCATCGGTAAACACTTGCCTCTGTCCTGTTGGAACCTTACGCTTAATCGTTGTGCCGGTAGGGATAATTGGGCTTTCAACTTCTCCCTCTTGTAATTTCTTGCTCATAACAGACAGTTGTTATTCGTAGTTATACCTTCCGTTTGATTGATTAATAAAAACCTTTTCAGGCGTAGCGAGCGAGTTGCCCTGAAACAACTTGCCATCTGACATCAGATATGCAGAAGCAAGAGAACCGGCCGCTGAGGAGACTCCCTGAGCTGTATCAGACCACGTCTGCGCTTTCTGTGAGTTCAATCCCATCTGCGCGCCAACAAGGCTCTGCTTTCTGTTCAGATAGCCCTGTTTGACTGATTGTTGTCTAGAGTCCTCTCTCTCAACAAGCCCGGCAACAGCATCAGACATTACCCTGTTGTTTGATTGTTTCTCAGCAAGGACATTTTCGTGTGTTGCTCCAGTTGAAGCAGCAGTGTTCTCTGAGGCCTTCTTATTATCCTCCATGACTGATTCTAGTCTCTTCAGGTATGCCTTTGAACCCGGATTATCAAGAGCTCCTCTGTGGTATTCACGAACAAATTCTGCGTTTGCCTCTTCGTTCATACTGTTGAGCAACGTTTGATTTTTCCTATTCTCCTGACCAGATTTGATTGCTCCATAGGCTGTTGATGCAACAGCCAGTGCGCCGAGGATAATCGGTATAATAGCTTGCTGGACGATAATTCTCTCAGGCGAGAAATAGTCAAGCAACATCTCAACAAGATGATTAACAATGACTATAATGAGCAGTAATGTTACTTTCTGTTTCATATCAATACATTTTTCGCAATAGTACAATTTTGCGAGGGGTTAAACTGTGCATGATGACCGCATCTGCACTCAGCAGAAGTTTACTTTTGCTCAAAAGGAGATTGATGGCAAAAAAGATGATTGGAGAAGAGGGTTTTACCTTCACAGAGGAATTCAAAATCAATATAGTATACCTGTTATTAGTCCGCTATGACGGAGATATTGAGAGGTGTTCTAGAGGCGCGCTCATCAATAAACTCCTGCTTGCTAAGTGGAAGGAGGAATTGTCTGCATATGTACGTGAATTAGTCCCTAAATCCGAGGACGAGATTGACTCAGAGGATATATACCTCAAAGGGATGAAGAGATTGCAGGCAGTAATATCTACATCTAAGGATCCTCAAAAGATAACAAGTGCACTCAAGATGATGAAGGAGATGGAGGCTGAGAACAAAAACAAAGAGAAAAAGAGCATTTTTGACACAATAAACACGATTATATTAGGGGAGGACATTGATAATGAGGATTAATACAACTGAGTTCAAGGGAATAATCAGAACGACATCTTCCCTGCTGTCCGGAGAGGGAGCCTGTGAGGAGTTGATTAATGTTAGACATACAGCCGGAAAACTGGCTGTTGTAAAAAGACATAAGGCGCTATTTGGCAACGTTGATTTTACTGCAATAATAGAGCATCGTATAGGCCCTCTTGTTAATTACATTGCTATTCTTAACGAGGGAGACACTCGGGCCGTTGTCTTGCTTGAGGTGAGATATGACGGGGATGGAGAGATAATAACCCCTGCATACACAAACATATACAGCTCAACAGGGCAGCTCACAATAAAAGCTCTGAACAACCTCCTTGTTATTACAGACACGACTAAGGATAATTTATTGGTATATGAGTATGCTGACGGATTATATAAGAAATTGTATGACTCTCTCCCTCCTCTACCTTCATTGACGATTACAAAAAAAGACTATGATGGTGACCTCCCTCCTGGGCTAGCAACAACATACAGCCTAGCAGCATCTCAGCAACAACCAGTTATCACAAAGATAACAGAGCTAAAGTACAGCTCTCCTGTTACAAGGAAGTATATGTATTCTACTCCATTCAGCGCGAGGAGGGATTCCTTCGCATCAGAATTGCAATACAAAGAAACAGTAGTCGCAGCGATAAAAGAGGCAAGAACGGTCTCGGAAAACTACTCTGAGGGATATTTTTTACTCTCACTGAACTTTACGCTTATTAATGGCGAGGAGACAAAGATGAGCAACCCGGTACTGATAGAGATAGGAGCTGCAGGACTGTCGCCAATTATAGAGCAAATTGCAAGCTTAACAGGAGGAACGCTAGAAAACACAGTTGCGGCAATAAAAGGACAAGCGGTAGACATAGCTTTGGAAAACCTTGATTATAGCTCATATAAGAGATTGATTAGAAATATCAACATATATACAACAGAGGTATTGTCTCATTATGATCTTGATGCTAAGAAGTTATTATCAGCTTACATTCAAACTGTTGACCAGGTTGTTATGTATTCGTATGAACACAGAGAATCATTTCTTGATTACAAGGTAGTTAATAACGAATTCTTGAACAGTCTACTTTTTTTCAAGCAAAAGGAAATACAAATAGATAGATTAAGTGACAATGTGAGCTTAGTGCTTGACAGTAGGAAGATAGTATCTGAAAAAACAATGAAAGTTGACAGCTCTGGATGGCTAAAAACTACCGGGAAGGGCTATATATACAACAGCAGACTACATCTCTACGATTATTCACGTACATTCACATCAGAGGCAAGTATCTTCAATAACAATCACTACACTAAAGGAACGTGGAATAAGATTGTCAATGCACAATTCAAGATCAACGCGACAACAGGCAAGACAATGTACGTCTCAGGCACTATCAATGCACTTATTGAGCAGGATGTTGATGGGTACAAGGTCCGTCTTGCTGACTTAGTTGCTTTTCCTGATTCAAGAGCAGAGTCTCTGTATATATACTTCACTGTTGAGGGTGTTGTTTATGCCGGCACGTTGCTTCTTGAACCGTCTAAGGCTTATAACTATGCATTTGCTGTCATAATAACTAGCACAACAGAATATAGTTTGTTGTGTAGTGAGGTAGTAAGTGCAGATATTCAGGATAATCAATACAGAGAAGAAATAGATAACGTTATTCTTGTGTCTTCAATAGGAGCTCCTTATCACTTCCCGGTTGAGCACTCCTACCCTATGCCGGGGCGCATAAAAGCCTTATCTGTCATGGCCTCTCAGCTGTCAGAAGCGCAACAAGGACAATATCCGCTGTTCGTCTTCACGGATTCGGGTATATATGCATTGCAACAAGGTTCCGGAGTGGTCTTATACTCAAACGTGATTCCTGTTTCAAACGACATTAGCACAGGCAGTGTTATTCAAACAAAAACAGGCATAGCTTATATAGCTAATAACACCGTCAATCTATTGTACGGACGTATTGGAGTGAGCATAGCTAATGTGCTAGACGGCCCTCCTGATACATCTATACGCTTCTGCAATTCGTTTAATCTTGCGACGAAAAACATCGCTCTATACAACATCTCTGATTACTTATCTAAGGTTGATTTTCGTCAATACGTCAACGGGGCTAAATTATTCTACGATGGAGTTTCCGAAGAGATTATTGTAAGCAATCCGGGTTATCTGTATTCATACGTATTCAATCTCAGGGAGAAGCTCTGGCACAAGATAACAGATACATATAAGGGAGTATCAGGCGGAAAGTTAGCACTAAGAAGCACAATAGGGGCACAACAGCCGGCTCTCTCAGCAACAGCTACAATAGATATATCTGCAATAATAGTTGCAGAGGAGGTTACTTTTGCTCCTCAAAACAGGTGTGTAATTGAGAGTGCTAATGCTGTTATTGCAGCAGGGCAACAGATACAACTGATAATTGACTCTTCAAGGATCTCTTCGTACTACACAAACATTGATACGCCTCTATACATGGTCCTTGAGGCTATGCTTCTGACGATTCCGTTCATGAAGACTAGTTATAACTCAGTTACTCATACCGCTGACATCTACACAAGCAAAGCGGAATACAATGGAAAAGTGTTATCGGTGAAAAACATAACCGCAAACACCCTTATCAACGAGATGCTAGAAGTGTACACTACATCTGTCACAATTGCAAGAAAGGGAATAGGACAGACTATATCGGCGACAATAGCAGGAATAACTGCTCAAATCACTATCCTCGCAGGAGATGACTACACAAGTATCACTGAGAGGTTGAAAAACGCTATTACAAGCGCAGTGGCAACCGTTACAGCAACAAACTACCTTAACGTTATTACAATCTCAACAAAACAAACGGGGGCGGCACAGAACAACACGACGATTGCTGTCAGTTCATCGCTTCACGTGTTGTTGCGAAAATCAAACTTCTCAGGAGCCAGGGATGCCGGGGTTGTGTCACTTGAAGACGCACCTGTTGACGTCGTTGACTTAACTCAAGAAGAGTTAACCGGAAACGCTATAATACACATTCAGACACGTCCGTTGATGTTGGGCGAGTATGGATATAAGAAGATAGAGAGAGCTATTCTAAGGGGAGAAGTAAAGCCATCCGGAAAGCCTTTTGGATGTTACCTGTTCGGGTCTAACGACCTAGAAACATGGAAGCTCGTAACCGGAATACAGAGCGACACAGACATTGTTAATATGAGGATGCAGAGAAGTAAGCTCTCTTATAGATACTATATAATCGTTGCCGGAGGTTCAGTAGATCTGAACTCTAATATAGTCGTTCTTGAAGCAGAGATAACAGATATGATAGGCAATAAGATTCGCTAATATAAACGGAAAGGGCCTCTCTTCAGAAGCCCTAACACTTAACCTAAACTTAAACTATGAGAATACGCTCACAAAGGTAATTGACGCATCTGTTATTACCCGTTTTCTTGTGTGTTTGTTATTGACGAATTATTTACACCCTCTTATCAGAGCCTATCTATTTGATTATCTTATATTTATATGATTGCTATAAAATAATGGCACCTGATATTCAGATAATTAGCATTTTCACTGAGTGCAAAAAGAAGGGTTCTCTTCAATAATTATCTTTTTCAAAAATCATTCTCTCTGATAATCTGCATATTATCTATTTATCAAAACATATTTGTTCGTATTGTTTGCACATTTGAAAATGATTAAGTAGCTTTGCTCCTGAACACGAAGTTCATATTTTACACACACATTAAAAACACAACATTATGAAACGAATTGCATTGACAGACGGAACAGGACAATGGTTTGACGCAGACAAGGCTTCTCTTTACGAAGAGGACACATTCCACGACGGCAGAAACTTTATCAGTAAGGCGACTGGTTCGCAATGGGAGCACGAATCTATCTATGTAACCAAATCGGGTAAATTCATTCTGAATCACTACTCAAATTTTCAAGGCTCCCGTAAAACTTATGAGCTCATAAGCAAGGAGGATGCTGCAGCGTGGTTTGCGAAGCAGGGTTTCTCAGACGATGATATTCCTGAGGCCTTCAGGAAAGAAGTGGCTGAGTTAGAAATTCTTTAACCCGCGGAGAAATGAATACAAGATTTTCAGAAGCAGCGTCTGCATTGACAGAACAAATGCTAAGACAAATTACATCCTACTTATTAATAAATCAGGCTTTTAGTCAAGAGATAAATTACACACCTTGCGTGGTTAAGATGCTAGAAGATGACAACTCGACCATCTGGATCAAATGGGGGCCTTATGATTGCGAGTTTTCTGACTTACCCCTTCGGGCAATGGCTACAATAGCAGATAATATTTCTGACAAGTAATACAAAAACAACAGTAATAATGAAAGTAGAACACTTGACATATAGAGGTAGTTCAGTAACAAGAGACACCGACGAGATCCTTCCGGAAACAATTGAGCATTTTAAGGCTTTCCAGACTGGCTCAGTAACGGCTCAGATTGAGAAGACAAACTTCGTTTGCAAGGTAACCGTGAGCGATAACATTGCTTTCTTTGACCTTCTGATTGACAACAAGATATTTTGCACCAATTTCTGTTGCTTTGCGAAGGAGGGCAAGGAACCGGTTATGTTATATCTTAGAGACCTGGTAAGTGGGATGAATAAAATTGACGGTGTTAACTTAATGCCTACAACACCTTCTCTAGACCATTTCATATATACAATTATTATTTCTCCTGCCTCGCTTCACGACTCCATGATAGCCGGAGAGATTGAGTTGTATATATACGATGCTATAAGGAGAGGACTAGGCATATACCTTGTTAGTAATTAG